CATATTCTATCTCGCGGTCTACATCCGGATACCCATACTGATCCATCAAAACCTGCTCAAATGTCGGGGACCCTTCCGGATAATACATAGCAGCGCCCTCGCTGCCAGTACGAGCCGACTCACGAACTAGGCCCTGCTCCTCAGAACTAGGCAAATCTATGCGCGGATCAAATAAAGCGGACATAATGCCCGCTTCCTCTACCACCGGATTGCCGCCGTCCTGCAAATATAACTCTGTTGCCTCGGAAAAACCACGAAGCTTAGCAGGCTTTGCTAAACCTTCATACGGATCGGCGCGACCATACTCCTGCTCAAATTCACGCCCTTGAATGGCCGCACTGCGGGAAGGGTTCATAATTTCTAAATTGTAGCCTTCTTCATCAACCGCAGGCTGAAACTGCCCGTCACGGTAATCATAACCCTGACCAAACTCATCATACGAGGGCCGTGTTGCGCGGTACGCGGCTGCCGGGTCGCTGGCCCCAAACATCATTTCATCCATAGACATCCCTGAAAAATCAGTTCCGCCCGCCCCAAGATTTACCGCAGAATCACCCATCAATAATAAGCCCTAACTTGTACGTTACCGTCCGACTCGTCCCAGTCATCACTAGGCAGTTGAACAAAGTTACCCTGCCGGTAACGCATCAATGCCTGTGTCATGCTATCAACCAAATCGTCGTGCTCCCCGTTTGGAAATGCCGCCACCTCCTCTATCATCTCATCAGCAAAGACGGTGTCGGGGGCCCAAACCATACCGGACTCAAAAAGAGGCGACACAGAGTGAACTCGCGTTAGCTTATCATTTCCCTTGCTCGGCGTAAAGTTAACAACAGGTATGCCCATATTTCTTAATTCCTGCGTCAGCGGCAAACCAGAAGCCTTCGCCTCAACAATTACCGTATCAGGCTCCCAGTATTGATATTGCTCCAAAGCCTCCTTCTTGAGCTCCGGAAAATCCCATCTATCCTTCTTACTGTCCAAAAGTATGAGTGCCGGAGGGCCCCCAACCTCCTCTGGACGAAATACACCCCACGTTGTTATCGCGCTAAAGTCAGCCGTCTCGCGCTTACTAAACGCCGTGTCATAACTCTGAATGACATACTCCAAGCTAGGGATGCTGTCCTTCTCCCACTTGTTCCACCACTCACGGGGAATAATCGCGTTCTCTTCACCCGTAGGGTTCTGCTGATACTGAGCGTTCCACTTGCTCGGCGGGATAGATGCCTTGACCGCGGTCAGGTCTTCCAAAGACCAAAACTCCGGCCAGCACGGTTTGTCATCATCAAAAATAGCCGGAAGCTCCACAACTTCCCATTGGTCAGCTAGGGGGTCTTTAGCCATCGCCCTTAAAAGCTGTCCCGTCATATCCTTTTCTGACCACCGGGTCTGGACCAAAACAATCGACCCACCCGGCTGGAGCCTCTGCCGGGGGCCCCCTGTGTACCAATCCCAAGCATCGTCAAAACCGTTTACCGACATCGCCGTCTGCTCAGAATGTGGATCGTCAATAATTACCAAGTCGCCACCACGCCCGGCAAGGTTCGATCCCACACCAACGGCGTAGTACATCCCGCCAGCAGCAGTGTCCCAACGACCAGAAGCTTTACTATCAGAAGCCAGTTTAACATCAGGAAACACCTCTCTGTATTCGTCACTGTCCAAAAGATTTTTTGTCTTACGGCCAAAGTTGACCGCAAGTTCTGTCGTGTGCGTGGCCTGAATGATCTTCATTCGCGGGTTCTTGCCCATCATCCAAGCGGGAAACAAGAAGGATGCAAACTCTGACTTCGTATGACGAGGGGCCATGTTGATAATCAAACGCTTTAACTCACCAGAAGCTACCCGCTCTAACTTTTCAGCAATGATTTTATGGTGCCGACCGGCAATGAACTCCGGCCACATAGATTTTACAAAAGGTAAAAACGTCTCTCTACAGGCTTCATTCTTCTCGATTTGAGCGAGTCGCAGGCGAAGCTTTAACTCCTGATCGGATACATCCATAGGGGGCCCCTAAATTGCACATATTATGTGCACAAATATGCACAATAATTAGACAGTTAACAAGCCCCGCGTATCTGCCTAATTATTAGGCAATGTTTCACGTGAAACATTTATATCATTTTTCACATGATTATTTGTGAGAAACATGGCCCTAGCCCCCGTCCCGCCAGCCGTGGGCGGCGGCGCGGGGTGCGCGGATTTTTGGCGGATTTCCGCGGATTTCTGGTTCCATGCCGGAATCCGGATTCCTGCAACCGGCAAGCGCGGCCAGCGCATCAAAGCCCGTGTTTCACGGCCAGCCGGTGCCGGTTCAATCACCGGTCACCACGGCCAGCGCATCCGGTGCCGGTCACTGGCGGCGCATCCGGCGGGGCTAACTTTCCGGAAAAGTTAACCGGCGGCCAGCGCATCACGGGGCGCGGTATGTTTCAGGGGATTAACGGGCGGCGGGGCGCGGCCGGTTTAACTGGTTAATTCTGGGGGCTAGGGCGGCCGCTGGCGGGCATTAAAAAACCCCCGCCGGTTATGTACCAGCGGGGGCGTTATGGGCTTGTGTGGGGCTTAAATGTCGATTGTGACGGTTGCGCCGGATAACACTTCTTTAACGATGGATTCCACCGCTTCGCGCTGTTCGTCTTCGTCTTCCCGTTCTGGCATCCGGTCATCTATCATTTCGCCGATCTCATATTCAAAATCTGAAATGCTCAGATTTTCGATTTCTTCCCGCGCCGCATCACCGGCCACCCTATGCGCCACCTCTTCGGCTAGGGCTTCAATGCGCGATTCCATAGCAGAAAAGAGCGGGGATAATATCGCGTCCAGCTCTTGTGATTTGCGGGTTGCCGCGGCGTCCGCGCTGGCCACCTGCTGACGCAGGTTTTCAATTTCGGCATCGCGTGGATCAATGGTTTCGGCTGGAATAAAGTTTTGATTTTCCATTTTGGATAGTCTCCCGTAGTTTTCCGGCGGCCAGCCAATCCGGCCGCCTTGGGATAATATGCGATAATATTATATAAATGTAAACCCCACAAAAAAAGCCCCGCCGGATTAGGGCGGGGCGGGCATGGTCTAGGGCGGGTTTATTCCTGCCCGATATCACCGGCCACATGGTGACGCAGGACGGTTCCGGATGGCAGGGTTTTAACAAAAGCCCGCAACCGTTCGCCGTCGGTTTCTGTCTGTTCCTGCTTAGCGGTGTTCTGCCAGTGTATATTTACATTGCCCCCGTCCGCATAACATCCGCCGCGCTCACTGGTTCCGGCTTTGCGCTTGCCTGCCCCGTGCGCTGTAAAGGTCACAACAAAAGACCGGTCTAGGCGGGCGCACAACGGGGCTTTATCCCCGCCGCAATTATTGCAGGTCACCGCGCTGTTATATTCGGCAGGGCATCGGATAAACCGGACGCCGTCATGTTCGGCGTTTTTCCCGTTTTCAAAATAGTTTTCCGGAACAACGGTCACAACCGGCGCGGGGCTGGCTTGCATGGCCAGCACGGCGGCGGCGGGATTCGCCGCGCTATAATTAATCACGGTTTTTTTAGGGCTTAGTTTATGCGCCCAGAATAGCGGGTGAAAATGTGAATAGGTAAAGCTTTCACCGCGGCGGGGCTTGGCATCCAAAACGGCATCCAGATATTCAAAATCAATTTGAGATTCCGAACAACCCCGCCCGCTGGCGTTCAATTCGCAGGACGCGGGGCAGGTGCCAAACTTATCTTGATTGCCTGCGCGATATGTAACGGCGCATCCGGCGGTTTTCTTAGCGGTGCTGATTGCTGTAGTTTTCAACATGGTTTTAAGCCCCCTGAATAATTAAAACTAAATGGCCGTCTTCTAAACGGTCATCATCTGACACTATCTTAAAAGCGCCTTGGTAAAATTCGCCGTCAATTTCAATGGTGATATTATTAGGGCTTTGCCTATGTTCGGCAATGGCAACCGCTAAATCGTCATATTTCAACATCGTTTTAATTTCCCGTAAAAGTTATATAAGATTTATCCCATATATAGAGCAATAAAAAAGCCCCGTCAATAGCGGGGCTTTTTCAGTGTTATGTGCTGGCCGGTTAAGCGGCCACCTTGTCCAGCAATGCGCCCGCTTTGCGCTCTAGGTCTATGCGGCTATCCTGATGCGGGATATCACGGGCAAGCGCGGTGATTGCCTGCGCCGCATCCCAGACTGACCGAACCGGCTTGTCTTCTTCTTCAATGTGACGGGCGGCGGCGGCCTTGGCCATGCGCTGGCTTAGCCCTGCCCGCTTGGTCAAAAACTCTAACCGGTCTTCGTCACTGCGGGCAACGATAGCATCCTGCGCGGCGGTCACGCCGTCTAAGAAATTAGCGGTTGCACCATGTGCGAATGATTGCAGGGCTGGCGCGGCTTCATATGCAAACCGGTCAGGGGCAAACTTAGTATGCCGGATTTTGATTTCCTGAAAGTTTTCCACGCCCCACAAATTACGGTTCATGCAAACCCCGCGCAGATACATTGCCGCAATGCCTGCGGTCTTACTGCCGGTCTCGCTGTTCCACGCATAAAAGCCGCGGAACATTAGGTCAGGGTCACCATTGGCCAGCTTGCCAACTTCAATGGGGTGCGTGTCATCTACCAAAAACAGGAACACATCACGGTCACTGGCAAACAGGGTTGTCGTGTCTTTGGTCACTGGGACGAACGGGTCATAAATGGCGCGGCCGTCTTTCATGCCGGTCATCATGCCCGGAATCTTCCAGCGGTCAGGGTCAGCAAACTTTTGCACGGCCTCAATGATTTCATAATCAAAGATGCGGCCATAATCGGCACCGGTTGCCGCCCGCAGGTCACCGCCTTCGGTTGCATGGCCGTATGCCTTCACCAATTCTTTTGACCGGTTATAACGCAAACCCCATTGCAGGGCATCCGCCGCAATAGGTGCGGGCAGGTCTTTAAGGTAACCGGCAGGCGCACCGGCCAACTGGGCAAGCTGCCCGAATGACCAGTTTGTCGGCGTGTTGAACGCCTCTTGCCCCTGCTCGTCAGTGTATTCAACAAAGATATCACCACGGCTAGGGTTGGCTTCATCAAGCTGGCCAACAATCTGCATCTTATGCGTATTGACGATGCGGCTATTCATTGCCTGCGCGTCCTGTTTCTTATGTGCCAGCATATCATCCAGCGACAGAAACTTTTGGTCATCCGGACGGCTGAACCATTGTGATGAAACTGCGCTGTTACCTATGCCATGCTGAAAAGCATTGGTCTGATATGCGCCGGTTACTGGGGCAGAGGATGTGTTTTCGATAATGTTTTCCATGATTTTAACTCCCGTAAATGTGAAAAACCAGCGGGCATGATTGCACCGCTGGTTTGGTTGTCTCATAAACTCGCATATATAGCAAGCTTATTTTTCAAAAAAGTTATCTTCGCCTTCGTCTGGCTGGTTTACTGGCGCGGCGGCTGAGCTCCGCATAGTCTTTGCCATAAAGCAGGCGGCCGATAAGCGTGAATATGAACATCAGTTATTATTCTCCCGTGTTTCCAGAATGAAGTTTAAATCCTGCAACACCCGAAAAACGTGGTTCTGGGGCTCACCCTCTTCATAAAAGTGTTGCTGTTCACTACACCAGTTGTAATCAATCAACTGGCGCAATCCCTTTAGCATCCGCTGTTCCATTGTTTCAGCCATTGGTCTCAACCTCGCTCATTTTCTGAAGAAAAGAATATGCCTCTTCTAAAGCAGGGTTGAACCATTTTGTCCGGTACTCTTCCGGACAATCTTCATTAGCGTGGTCACAGACAGTGGCTAAATGCGACAAAGCTTGCTTCAGGTAATCAGGATTCGGTTGACGCAAAACAAGCTCACCAACTTCCGCCCCGTCCCCCAAATACGAAAGGTCATAATTTGGAATAGTAAATTCCATTGTTTGACCGTCAGGGTGAGACAGCACGTTATCCGCTTCGTCTATTACCATAAACGATAGGTCATAAACCCCAATCGTATATTCTTTATTTGAATCGAACATCGTTTTACTCCCGTAGTTTGTGAACGATGTCTCATATATATGCGATTATCTAGGACTAATCAAGTCAAAAACAGTTTCCCAATGAAAAGGCTGTTGGCACCGGAGCAACGGTTCAACATCTGCTATGCCGTCCATCTTCAAATCAACTGCCGCATTTGCTGGATACAAAAGACATTCTGCCGGTTCTGTCGGCTTGGTTTGTTTCTTAATCAGTATCCAACAGGAACCGTGCTGGTGCTTGGTAAGCCACGCAACTTGGGATGGTCTCAGGTCAACACGGTTGCTGGTGGTAAACTTCAACTCAACAAAATGAAACAGGCCGGACTCATCACATATCATCAGGTCAGGAATACCTGCCCCGATGTAGTTTTCAATCCTCGTTAAGTTCCATTTCTTCCGCGTTCTCTGCGCCGCTTCCTTCACCTGCTTGTAAAAGCCTGCCTCTCGCTTTGTCGCGATTGCTGGCATTGTCTTTTTCTTCGGGAGTGATGTCGATTGTGATCGGGGCATAGCTGTTCTTTATCTCCTCAAGTGCTTTCAAAACGTCATCCTTACTCATGCTGTCGATTGACCCATGACGGATTTCTGATTTGCTGACATAGATGTCACCCTGCGCTTGCCCCCTGCGATACTCAGCTTGAACGGCGGCAGAGTAAGCCCCGTTCTGAATGGCCAAATCCCGTATGCTTTGTAAGTCCCGTAAATGCCTTTGGTAGGTTACCCCAAACTTTTCGTCCAGTTCCCTGCGATACGCATTGATTGCCGCAACAACGTGCGGGGACATATGAGGGTTTGTTAGCTCATACGCCCTAGAGTGGGCAGAGCCTGCGGCGTAACCAGCATTGATTGCCGCTTCCCGTAAAGTTATCTGCCCGTCCTTACTGACAAGCTCTTTAACAAAAAGCTCCTGCTTGCGAGTCAGGGGCTGTTCGATTGTGGCAGGGGGACGACCCCGCCGGTCACGGGGCTTTCCAGTGACTTTGCTTTTGCCGGTATTAGTCATAAATCTTTCTCCAGTTAAAACGGCCTACTCCCATAGTTATACACGGATACACCTATATAGGTCAGAAAAAAGTTTTTTTATTTTTTTTGATTTTGGGCGCAT